TGCAATCGGGGCAGATTGCGCCCAAAATTCTGCATTTTTAAGAGACTTAACAGAAGAATAAAAAAACAAAATGACAAACAATAAACAACAAACGGCAGTAGAGTGGTTCTTAATTGAATGCGGAAAATATGGTGATACTGCACAAATTCCAGATGAATTAATTGATGAAGCCAAAGAAATGGAAATCGCAGGAAAGGAAATGAGTTATACCGATGGTTACAAAGAGGGCTATAAACGGGCATTGGAATTGATTGAATGGAAAATAGCACAAGTAAAGGCAGAACATGAAAAAACACACGCATATTTACCTTAGTTATTTTGGCTACGATACAAGCGATTTTATCCCTTGTGAATGTTGCGGAACAAAGGCAGTAGATATCCATCATATTGAATCGCGTGGAATGGGGGGTACTAAAAATGCGGATATCATTGACAATCTACAAGCGTTATGCAGGGAGTGTCACATGAAATTTGGTGATAAAAAGGAATACAAGAACTGGCTTAAATCTATACACGAACAAAAATTGAGTACTATAAAAAAATAAAGCAATGGACAAAATAACTACCCAAGAGCGGTTACTCATTTTATTGGAACTATGCGTTGCATTTCCTTTATTGATTTTAGTAGCCCTAACATATCATCGTAAGCCATGAAAATTTACTCAAAGCAGAATGTACTAGAGGCAGGGCTTGAACGGATGCGTTACCTATTCGATGAGTTTGAACATATTTATGTCAACATAAGCGGAGGCAAGGATTCAACTATCGTTTATAACCTAGCGATGCAGGTAGCCAAAGAAAAGGATCGTTTACCGCTGAATGTCTTGTTTCTAGACCAAGAAGCCGAGTGGGATGCTACGATAAATTATGTCAAGGAGATTATGTACTCGCCTAATGTTAAACCCTTTTGGTTTCAAATCCCTTTCCGTATGACCAATAGCACTAGTCAATTTGATGCCTTTGTAAACACATGGGGTGAATCGGAGGAGTGGCTGAGGGATAAGGACCCCATCGCCATCCATCAAGCAGGATGGAAAACAGATAGGTTTCATCCATTCTTTGAGGAGTTTATGGCGTACTATCACCCTAATGAAAAAGCGATTCACATCGCAGGAGTACGAGGCGAGGAAAGTCCTAGTCGATTGTTGGGTTTAACCAATGCCTCAACATACAAATGGATTACATGGGGGAAAACCTTAAACGCATCTAAAGGGCACTATAATTTTTATCCCATCTACGATTGGAGTTACAAGGATGTCTGGAAATACATTCTCGATAATAAGTTGGCTTACAACCTAGTTTACGATTATCAATATCAACATGGGATTCCAGTCAACAAGATGCGTATCTCAAACCTCCATCATGAAACGGCAATCCATCAGTTGTTCTACATGGCTGAGGTCGAGCCAGAGAATTACAATAAATTATGTGCTAGAATACATGGCATTGATTCAGCCGTTAAAAGCAATAGCGGTGGATTCTTTGTTTACGAGTTGCCCTTCATGTTTTCGGACTGGAAAGAGTATCGAGATTTTCTATTAGAGAACCTAATACAAGACGAAGCAGAGCGGATTAAATTCCGTAAGGCGTTCGCTCAACAAGAGGCAATTTATGAGCCTTATTTGGCAACTAAAATGTTCAAGGTACATGTCCAAACAATCGTGGCAAATGATATCAGCCATACTAAATTATCCAACTTTGACCGCTCAAGGGAATGTTACGAAGTACGCAAAAGATTAAAACTAGAAAATGAAAACGATACACGAGTTGATTAAAGCCGAGTACGAAAAATCCTGCTATAAGGAATCATTCGTCTACGAACTAAGGGAGTGGATTCACAAAGAACTCAGCCCATTAAAAGGACAACCGATTGACTTTGTTCGATGGGTGCCGATTGGCGAAGTACAAGCCAATGACTACAACCCTAATAGCGTAGCCAAAAATGAGATGCGGTTACTCTACACATCCATCCTGCATGATGGCTATACGCAACCAGTCGTTACCATTTGGGATGAAGCGATTGGCAAATATGTCATCGTAGATGGTTTCCACAGATACTTTACCTGCAAAACGAATAAGGATATTTTGGAACGCAACAATGGGATGTTACCAATCGTTGTAATCAATAAGGATATCAATGATCGTATGGCATCCACAGTCCGCCACAATAGAGCCAGAGGGAAACACTCGGTCAATGGCATGAGTAACATGGTATTCCAGATGCTCGATAACGGATGGTTAGACGAGGATATCTGCAATGAGTTAGGCATGGAACCCGATGAACTATTGCGTTTAAAACATATTACTGGATTCTCGAAACTCTTTATGAATGTCGAGTATCAGAAGGCGTGGGAAACACATAAACAAATCAAGATAAGACAAGATTATGAAAAACAAAAAAAATAAGATAGAGGAAGTATCCCTTGCCAGAATCAAACCCTACTGGAGAAACCCTCGTAATAACTCTAAATCGATTGAGGTAGTACGCCAGAGCATCGAAAAATACGGCTTTAATGTTCCATTGGTAGTCGATAAGAACTTTGTCATCATTACTGGTCACTCCAGATATAAAGCCTTGATTCAACTTAAATACGAATCAGCCCTTTGTATCATTAGTGACATGGACGAGCAAATGGCTAAGGAGTACCGAATAGCAGATAACAAGACCTCTGAGTTTGCTACATGGGAAATGGATATGCTAGAACAAGAGTTGCGTGAAATCAAGGAGCGTGAGAATCTACAAGCCTTTTTCCCAGAGATTGACCTTGAGTCGTTTTTGGAGAATAGCGTAGGACAGAACATAGTACCTATTGATTCAGTACAAATCCATAAAAAAGACGAGGCTTTGTCTAAGCAATTCGATGACGATGGTCAAGATAAGATAGTCGAGATTCCATGCCCTCATTGTGGCGAACCTATTTTTCTGGATAAGTACGAATTAAAGGATAAACTCTTGTAAGATGGAAAGGGACACAACTAAGAAAAAAAAGGAGATGATGTTAACCGCCCTAGAGCAGGGTATGGGCATCGTCTCTAGTGCCTCAAAGAAAGCCAATGTTAGCCGTACGCAACATTATGTCTGGATGCAGGAAGATGCCGTTTACAAAAAGGCAGTCGAGGACATAACAGAAATGAGCATTGACTTAGCGGAGGCGAGTTTACTTAGCCAAATCCAGAACAAGAATACAAGTGCTACAATTTTCTATCTGAAAACCAAAGGCAAAAATCGAGGCTATGTCGAGCGGACTGAAATCATGGCAACTGGCATCGAACCGATTCGTATCGAGATAATCGAGAATGGAAGTAAAAACTAATGTCGTATTTAAGCACCTTGAGAACTCCTCTAAGCGAATAATAGTCGAGCAGGGAGGGACACGCTCGGGCAAGACCTATAATATCCTTATATGGCTTTTGTTTGGATATATCGGACAGAATACTGGTAAGACGATTACCATCTGCCGTAAGACATATCCTGCGTTACGAGCGAGTGCGATGAGGGATTTTATTAACATAGCCACCGAGTTTGGCATGTACGATGAGCATAGCCACAACAAAACGAATGCGGAGTTAATGATTCATGGCAACCTTATCGAGTTTATCGGCATGGACCAGCCACAAAAGATAAGGGGGCGTAAACGAGATTTACTCTATTGTAACGAGGCAAATGAGTTAAATTTGGAGGATTGGAGGCAACTTATCCTGCGTACTACTGATAGGATTATTGTCGATTACAATCCATCAGATGAGTTCCATTGGCTTTACGAGAATGTTCTACCTAGAAGCGACTGCGATTTCTTCGTGACTACCTACAAGGACAATCCCTTTTTGGAACAATCTGTTGTTGACGAGATAGAACGGCTAAAGGATATTGACGAGAATTATTGGAGAGTATACGGATTAGGAGAACGAGGTCAAAGCAAGTCCTTGATATTTAGCCACGATCAAATTAACGAACTACCAGCAGAAGCGAGATTAAAAGCGTATGGGTTAGATTTTGGTTATTCCAATGACCCAACGGCATTAGTGGGAATTTACGAGCATCAAGGTCGACTGATATTAGATGA